GTACTACCTAAGACAGACCATCAACGCCTCAAGGAGCTTAAGGAGTTAATGATTAGGAGTGGAGGTAAGGATGTGGCTCAGAAGGTTATTGAAATAGCCCTTAATGATGAGCATCCACATCAATTGGTAGCTTTAAAGATGTGTCTTGATAGGACTCTTCCTGTTTCTTTGTTTGAAAAGGACAAGTCTCAGAGAAGTGCCGTAACCATCAATATCACTGGATTGGGACAAGAACCATTGGTAGTGGACACTGAACAACCTGAAGATGTAGAGGCTAAATATGATTAACTGGACTGTGACTGTTAATAAACCTAACTATCTAAGCAAGAATACATTTCTTGTTCCTAGAGACCATATCGCCACATTGATAACAGAACTCCTAAGTAAAGATGATTTTTTCGAGAATGACTCTATTACGATAGAACCTTCAAATATGGAGTACTTTGATGGCTGATCTGAACTTCTCTCTGCTTCCTTGGCAACAGCAAGTCTTCCAAGACAAAACGAGATTCAAGGTTGTGGCTGCTGGGCGTAGGTGCGGTAAGTCTCGGATGGCGGCAGTTACCCTACTGATTGAAGGACTCAAGTGTCCACAAGGTTCTGCGGTTCTTTACGTTAGTCCCACTATGGGACAAAGCCGTCAAATCATTTGGGACTTATTGCTAGACCTTGGTAGAGAGGTTATTCAGTCTTCCCATGTGAACAACCTAGACATTACCCTGATAAACGGGGCTAGGATATACGTTCGTGGTGCGGATAGACCTGATACCCTTCGTGGAGTCTCATTGACCTATGCCGTTCTCGATGAGGTTGCTGACATTAAACCTGAAGCATGGGAACAGGTTATCCGAGCATCACTTTCTGACAAGCGTGGGAGAGCCTTGTTCATTGGGACTCCCAAGGGTAGAAACTGGTTCTACGATACCTTCAAACTAGGCGAGTCAGAGGATGATCCTGATTGGAAGTCGTGGCACTTCACCACTGCTGATAACCCTTTGATTGACCAAGCAGAGATAGATTCCGCTAAAAAGACCCTGAGTTCTTTCGCTTTCAAGCAAGAGTTTATGGCTTCGTTCACCAATGCGGGTTCTGACATTTTCAAGGAAGAGTGGATCAAATACGGGGTAAAGCCTGAACATGGAAGCTATTACATCGCTGTTGACCTAGCGGGGTTCGAGGAAGTTGCCAAACAAGCAGCCAACTCTAAGAAGCGTCTGGACGAGTCTGCTATCTCAATAGTGAAGGTTACAGACGATGGGAAGTGGTTTGTTGAGAAGATTGAACACGGGCGTTGGGACATCCGAGAGACTGCCTCCAAGATACTGATTGCTATTCGGGACTACCGCCCTCTAAGTGTGGGGATAGAGAGGGGGGCGTTAAAAAACGCTGTTTTGCCGTATCTTAGTGACTTAATGCGTAAGAATAATACCTATGCTCACATCATAGATTTGACCCACGGAAATAGAAAAAAAGCGGATCGGATCATCTGGGCTTTACAAGGTAGGTTCGAGCATGGCAGAATTGTGTTAAATTCGGAAGAAGATTGGGATGAGTTTGTAGACCAGTTAATCCTGTTCCCTGCTCAAGGAGTCCATGATGACTTGCCTGACTCCCTCAGTTACATTGACCAACTGGCTGTTACATCTTACATGGAAGAAGATGATAGCGAGGATTGGCAACCAGTAGATATTATTAGTGGGGTATAAGAATGGATGCGGCTTTAACAAAGATTTTGCAAAAGGCTTCTGATAACCCAGAGTATCAGACGCTTGCGAATTACTTGATGAGCCGTAGATCAATGCCTCAAATGCAAAGAGAGTTTCTTGGGGACAATACTTTAGGTTCTTTTGTAACGCCAGGTCTTTTTAGTTCTGGGAAAGTGCCAGATAGAGGCATTCTAAAAGTAAATAGGTTTTCTGAATACCAAGACCCAAGTACAGTTGTGCCTACAGTTACCCATGAAATGACTCATGCCGCTGAAAGACAACTGATTAAGCAATATTACGAAGTTAAAGCAAAACGAGATAAGAGTGAGCTTGAAACACAATTTATGAATAATTTTCAAAAGATTATCGGTTCTAGTAAGCCTGAGATTGCAAACTGGTTAAAAAGTGTTGCCCCTGATTTTGCCAAACAAGGTGAAGGTTATCGTTCAACAAGCACAGAAGGATTGGCGTTTGGGTTGCAAAATGCCGCATTTGAAAATACTGGATCACAAAGATTTGCTCCAGAGCATATTGATCCTACAATTGCAACATCTCTAATGCTTTTATTAGATCAAGCTCAAAGAGTACAAAATCAACAACCTGCTGCTCAAGGTAGGTAAAGGACAATCATGGAATTCCAAGAACCTAGCGACTCAGACAAAGAGATAGTTAACTTTGTTGTCAACCATTGTGACAGGTGGAGGGATTGGAGAGATGTCAATTGCCTTGATGATTGGCTAGAGTACGAGCGCATCTTCAATGGCGAGTGGGATGCCCAAGACAAAACCCGTGAGTCCGAGCGTTCAAGAATCGTTACCCCCGCTACCCAACAAGCCGTAGAGACACGCCATGCCGAGATCATGGAAGCTATCTTTGGTCAGGGTGAGTTCTTTGACATTCAAGACGATATTCGTGATGTCAATGGTAGCCCCCTAGATGTTGCTGCTATCAAAGCACAACTCATGGAAGACTTCAAAGTCGATAAGATTCGCAAGTCTATTGACCAGATTGAGTTGTTGGCAGAAATCTATGGTACGGGCATCGGTGAGATTGTTGTCAAAACAGAAAAAGTCTTTGTTCCCGCTACTCAGGCAATACCTGGTCAAGTCGGACAAGCCGCTATCGGAGTCGTAGAACAAGACCGCATTGCAGTCAAGATTGTTCCTGTTAACCCCCGTAACTTCTTGTTTGACCCCAATGGAACATCTATTGATGACTGTATGGGCGTGGCTATCGAGAAGTATGTCTCTATCCACAAGATCGTTAAAGGTCAAGAAGAAGGCATCTACCGCAAGGTAAAGGTCGGTACTGATTCGATGGATACAGACTTAGAGCCTACACAAGAAGTCTCCCAGTACGAAGACGATAAAGTTAAACTTTTGACTTACTATGGTTTAGTTCCTAGAGAGTATCTTGAGCAACTAGAAAACGAAGAGAATGGCGAAGTAGAAGACTTATTTCCTGAAGACAGTATTCAGGATGAGTATTCCGATTTGGTTGAAGCAATCGTTGTGATTGCCAATGATGGTGTTCTTCTGAAGGCAGAAAAGAACCCATACATGATGAAAGACCGCCCAATCCTTGCTTATCAGGACGATACAGTTCCTAATCGGCTATTGGGTCGTGGTACTGTTGAGAAGGCTTACAACTCACAGAAGGCTATTGATGCCCAAGTGCGTAGCCACTTAGACTCTCTAGCTCTGACAACTAGCCCAATGATGGCTATGGATGCTACTCGCCTCCCACGGGGTGCTAAGTTTGAAGTAAAGCCAGGCAAGGCAATCCTGACAAACGGCAATCCCAATGAGATTCTGTTCCCGTTCAAGTTTGGCAATACAGATGGTTCTAACCTGACAACTGCCAAAGAGTTTGAACGTATGCTTTTGATGGCAACAGGCACTCTTGACTCACAGGGAATGGTTACTGCCGTCTCCAGAGATGCGGGTCAGGGCGGTATTTCGATGGCTACTGCCTCGATTATCAAGAAATACAAGCGTACCTTGGTGAACTTCCAAGAGGATTTTATGATCCCCTTCATCACCAAAGCCGCTTACCGCTATATGCAGTTCGATCCAGAGCGTTATCCTACTGTGGACATGAAGTTCATTCCTACGGCAGCACTCGGTATTATTGCTAGAGAGCATGAGCAACAGCAGTTCATTGCGCTACTCCAGACTCTTGGCCCTAATACTCCTGTTTTGCCTATCATTTTGAAGGGCATCATGGCTAATTCTTCTCTGTCAAACAGATTTGAGTTGATCGAGATGCTAGACAAGATGGCTACTGCTGATCCACAGGCTCAACAAGCGGCTCAGATGCAACAACAATTGGCTATGCAACTGGCTCAAGCACAGATTGCTGTCCAAACTACACAAGCAGAGCAGAATAAGGCTGAAGCGCAAAAGTTATTGACTGAAGCGCAATTGATGCCTATTGAGTTGCAAGCAAAGAGTATGGCGGCTAATACCAAGAACCTCCCTACTGATGACGCTTTGGCTTCAAAAGAGTTTGATAAGCGTGTCAAAGTTGCTGAATTGATGCTTAAAGAAGCTGATATTCAGAACAAGGCTAAGATTGTTGAAAAACAGATGACTAGACAATGAATCCAGAACTTCAACGTTACTATGAAGAGAG